ATGCGCTCGTCAAAACGTTGTAGTTGAACTATCTGTTTTTCATAGTCGATAAAAACAGGCACTACATACTTGTAGCGCATATGATGATTATTCTTTAAAAATAAAATCTCTATTGACCAATTGCGATTCATTGCATCAATTAAAACTATTGTATTTTCTAATTCATTATCAATCAAATTATACATACTTGTCACCTCTTGTTAAGATTATACGAACAAACGTTCTTTTTATCAAGAGGTAATTAGGACTAAATTTTAATATATATATCTCTCTTGAAGTAAGAAATAGTTTATGCAATAATATACCCATAGATGCAAAACATCTAGTAATTTCATTCAACTATTAGCTGCTTAATATAACAGCAACCTCGAACTTTTTAGTTCGGGGTATTTTTTAATTAATTACTCAAATATAGTTGACCAATCAAATATATTGCGCTATAATATGTATATAGTCAACGAACGGAGGAATTTAAAAATGCAAACAATAGACAGAAACGAAATTGCGAAAGATATAAATGCAAAAATCGCAGGACTTGGACGCTCGATTCAAACAAACTGGGAATTAGGATTTGAAGAAGGGCAAATTATTATATTAGAAAAGCACGAAAGTTGGACAGACGGTGGCGCTTTTACAGTATGTAATGATTGTCCTGTTGAATATAATTTTGAAATTGAAAATGAAGTACCTTGCCACGTTGTTGATTATGACAATGAAAATGAAGTAATTGCACTAGGTGCTGAAGATTGCGAAGATGAAAAAGAAGTATTGCTACCTGCCGGAACAAAATTAGAAGTTGTGTACGGTGAAGACGCTAGCGACAACGAAGAAATGGGATATTACACTGTAATTTTTAGATACGTAGAGGAGGAAAAATAAATGGCTGGATTTATAAAAAAATACTTAGATGGAAAAGATTGGACAATTTATCAATTAGGAAATGCGACAGGACTCGCACACCAAACAATCCGAATGGCAGACAAAAAAACAGTGGACCAAATGTCTGCAAAAAATGTACGACTGACAGCGGAAGTTTTCGGCTTTACAGCGGGCGAAATGCTAGACGAATTCTACGAAATTGAAAAAGAAATAAATAATGATGAGATTTTAAAAGAGTTAACAACAGTATTCGAAAAATATGGCTATAACACGGATGAAATCAGCTCCGAATTGCTTGACGGTGAAAAGATTAAACTGGATATGAACGATGACAATATAACTAAACTCGCTGAATCTGTAAATACTACAGAGCATTTTACTGCTTATTTAGATGATTCAACTGATTATATGATTGTTGAGGCAATACAATGAATAATCATATTACCGACTTGGCTGGACAAGTTTTTGGGAGATTGACTGTGAAAGAGTTTGTTCGTTCTGAAAATGGAAATGCGGTTTGGAAGTGCGTATGCGAGTGCGGTAATGAAAAAGAAGTACTAGCTCAGCAACTCAAAAGAGGTTATGTGAAATCATGCGGGTGCTTAGCGAAAGAAAATGGGAATAAATATGCAAAAAATAATCTACACTCGGAGGAAGTTAAGAAAAAAGCACTTGCGCGAAAACTCGAAGTTGATAGTGTCGACGGTACAATGAAATCAGCTTTAACACGGAAAATTTCAACTAGAAACAAAAGCGGAATCAAAGGAGTTCGCTGGAATGAATCGCGAAAAAAATGGGAAGCTTCTATCACGTTTAAAAGGAACCATCGTTTTTTAGGAAGATTCACTAAAAAAGAAGATGCTATAAAAGCTCGACTTGAAGCAGAAGAAAAGTATTTTAAACCTGTTATCGAAAAGGATAAGCGCTAAGCACATGCTTGGCGTTTTTTGCATAAAAAAAGCCCTAACGTGTGGTTAGGGGGGGGTATATAAGAATTAGTCTTGTGAATCATCATAATTAGCACTGAATAGTACAATTTGTGGAATTGGACTGACTTCTGCTGATAAATTAGTTAAAAGTTGTGAAGCTTTTGCAAACAGTGGCATTGCTGCTTCATCTATATTTTCAGTTATTTCGCTTTCAAATGTCTCATTATCAATTTCATGAGCAACTATTTTAGCTTGAATTGATGCGCTATAATACAATAAATCATCAATTTGAGCTCCAGTTTTAAAAATAAGTTCAAAATATCCTTCGCCTTCATCGGCCAAATCAATCTCAACTATTTCTACATCGGAATACTCGCTTCCTATTTTGGTATCATCATATCCAACTCGGACCATATTCAATTCATTTACAGTCATTGCTATTAACTCAAGTTTCATAAAAAAGTACCTGCCGTTCTATTAAATTTATTATTTAAAAAAGGATTTTTAGTAGCTACTTTAATCTTCTTATTACGTGAAGAATTTTGTTTCACAACGGGACTAGAAGACATGACATATAAGTTGTTTTTTTCTTCCAATCGAGCAAGGGTGTTCATATAGTGCATTATATGAATATCCTCTCTTCCTAGTTCAAGTTGTACAAATAATTCTAACTTTATCTTTGCTAATTTAGCAGCTTCTTCTTGAGTATATCCTTTTTCAGTTTCAATTTTAATAATTTTTTCAGACAATTTCATTTTAGGCGTTTGAAATTGGGGATGATCCATAAACATTTCATTGATATTCATTTCCAATTACCTCCTACCCATTCAGTTATCTTTTCATTTGTATTACTAGCTGATTCAATATCAGCCTTAATACTTTTAGTAGATTGAGCAAGAACATCAGTTAAATCTTGTTTTCCACTATTTTTTGAATATCCGTAGCTCAAGATAAATAATACTTCTTCCATTATTTCTTGGCTAACATAAAAGAAAAGTAGCCTTGACTTATCATAATCTCCATTGATACGAATTTCATAAGTACAATCATCTCTTTTTAATTTTTTTATAATCACCATTGGTCGTAAACTCCCCGTTATATCACAATAAGTAATTGTAAAATGCCACCCATGTTGATTAGAGTAACGAAGCTGAGATATTTTATTATCCTTTATAGTAAAATACTTCATTTTCAAAAGAATAAGTCTATATAACTCATTTAAATAAGGATGATTTTTTATCATTCCATTAAAAAAATTAGTCGCCAGATGCTCCCTTTCATCCTCGGAAAAAGGTTTACAAACCGAAGTAATATAGGTCATTACAAATCCATCCCTCTTTATGTATTTAAACTGTGTCACATTTTCTCTATATATTTTCATTAACATATATGTTGTATTAAATAACATATATGTTGTATTAACTATCATATATCACTCAAAGCGTGCTTGTAAACCTTTTTTCAGAAACGAAAACGAACATCAAAGTAGGTCAAACAGTACAATATTCTTGTATCTCCCATTTGGGAGGTTTTTTTAATGTTACATGATGTAACTCAAAATAAATATAAAAAACCGAATTTCGTATCTCTGAGTCCTTCTGACGTTTGCTTGAAACTATCAGTTTAACTAATAGTTAAAAATATTTTATTTTTAATCTTAAAAACACTACTTTCAATGTAATCTAATTCACATTTTTCAGGTATTGTAAAAGTATCATTTGTTTAAAACAAAAAAACCCCCGCAAAAGCGAGGGCAACAAACTAAATCTTTTTAACAAACTTTGTGTTGGCAGTGAGATAGTAACCGCTCTTCGTCTTCAAGCGAGGTGTTCCGCCTTTAGTTTTCCCCATCCCCGAAATCGTGAAGACTGTGCCTGGCGGAAATGTTCCACCAGTTTTATTTTTTGTTGTAAAGTCTACTGAATTGTATAGATCACATTGTACTAGTGTTTTAACTTTTCGCGGGTTTTCTGTGTAGTAAGTGTTATTACTAGCAGGAGTATGAGGTTTCCCAGCTTTTAATTTCGCTAATAATGTTGTATTCTGCGTTGCTGTTCCGCTGTAATTTTTAATACCATATTTAGCAGCAAGTTTTTTACGATTTGCAAAGCTGGAATCTAGTTTATTCATATTCATGTAATCAACTAATCCCAAACCACTATTACTTTGCGTATTTGGCTTAGCTGGAACATTTGCACTAGCCCCTTTACCAAAAGTATCTGTTCCATAGCCTTTATAATTAAACTGGAGGTGCGGATTATCTACAAACCCCGACCAGTCACCGCCCCACTCAAAGCCTAAAGATTTAGCCTTTGCCACGAATTTCTTGCCTTTATCTGAACGATAAGCACCCCAATCAACAGTTTTACCTTTCGCCATGACGAAATCTAGCGCTTGTCCTACTAAATGATAAGAGCGCATTGTTTGAGACGCTCCGCTAGCAACATTGGCAGATTGTTGCTCTTTTGTCCTAATCGTTTCATAAATTAATACTTCAATGCCGCTATTTTCCGCCCAGTCGAGAAGTTTTCTCGCCGCCACTTTGGTGTTATCCGCTAATTTATTTACATTTGCTAAACTTCTACTATAATAATAACTTGTCATTATTTATCATCCTTTCGTGGTTCTGTATATTCTTGCGCATGAGCGCTGTCCTTACTACCCGCAGTTGTAGGGTCAATAATTAAACCCCACGCCGCAAATACACCGGTAATAACTGTAATCAGTTGTTTTAACAACTCGTTATAATCCCACGTCACGTTAAAAACAAGCAACACAGCTTGAATAATAAAGAATAGTGCTGCTAACATCGCAATAACCCACGTTTTATTTTTAAA